AAGATAAGATGAAGGTATTGCTTATCAAGCGTGAGGATGTTCTTGCGGATATTGAGAAAGCAAAGGTAAAGATAGCTATATTTAATGAGGCTATCAATTCTGGTGATATTAGTAGGATTTTAAAACTGTAATCATGGAGCTAATAAAAACAACGACTAAGGATGAGTTTCTATCAACTTTTTCTGAACTAAGAAATAGTGAACGGGAATTTGCGCAGCAAAGTATCTCCCTTTGCAAACCCAAAGGATATAACTATTTTGTTGTGCATGATACACATTTTTTTCTTGTTACGAAAGAAGAGTATCAATATTTATTAACAGATAAAAAAAAATGACAGCAAAAGAATCATTATCATCAGTATTTTCCGTTATTATAAAAGACGGATATTCAGTAATATTAACAGAGAAGCCAAACTCAAACAACTTCATATAAAAACCAAGTTTATCAAAAGATTTCTTGAGGGAATTTTACCAAATGAAACGCAAGATCAGGCATTAGCGTATCTTAACAGTATGCTAACGTGGTCTTTGTTTATCATGGGAGCGTTTGATTTTCATAAATTGTCTAAGGAGGAGTGTTTGTTTTGGACAAAAATTGCGGGGAAATGATATGTTATACAACATACTCAAATTTTTGCTAATTGATTAATTTACCTATAATTTTACAAAAAAAAGACTATGAACGAAAAATCAAAAGAAATAACCCCAACCATCGAATCAACCTTAATGTCCGACGATGCCATTAAACTATTGTTCGCAAGGCTACGTGAACCAATCGAACCACGATGGAGGGTTCAAAACTCAAAGGGCGGAAAGTATGCGACCGTTGTACCGTATATTGATGCACGGGCTGTACAAGATAGGCTTGATGAGGTATTATCTCCTGAAAACTGGAGCAATACCTATGAAGCCGAGTCAGGTACTGCCTCAATATCCATCCGTATCAATAATGAATGGATATGTAAATCGGATATTGGTACAGATAGCAACGTAGAAAAAGAAAAAGGCAAAGCCTCTGATGCATTTAAGCGTGCAGCCGTACTATGGGGCATCGGACGTAACCTGTACCATATAGGTACGAAATCAATCCAGTGGAACGAGGAAAAGAAATGCCCGATAACGCCCAAAGGAGAGTTGCTGAATACTGCTACAAAATTGTCGCTGTACATGAATGGTATGAACACCTCTCTTGGTCTGCTATTGCAACTCTGGTCTGAAAATAAGGAGTTGCAGGCAGACGAAACATTCAAAGATTTGGTTGTTAAACTTAAAAGTTATGTGAAATGAACCNATTTGAAGACTTCGAAAAAGACCTGACCAAACAGGTAAAAGCGTCTGCCACCGACTATGATTTAGAGGTGGAGGCTCTCATTGAACGTGAGCAGCGATGGAAACAAAAGAGGATTGGGATGATAACATCCTCTCCACTCCCTAAGATAATTCCAGAGAAAAAAGATGGAACAATCAAGCTAAAAACAGGTATTGATTACCTTTTAGAAATAAAACACCAGCGTGATACCGGTTGTGATTCAGAATCTGTCTTTGCAAAAGCCATGACTTGGGGCAAAGAACATGAACACGAAGCACATTTATATTTCAAAGAACATTTTTGTCCTGATATGCTTTCAGCGACTTTTGACTTTGAGGATATACTATTTGTCGATGGTATTATTGATGGCTTTGGAGATTCACCCGACGGATGCACTGAAGACCACCGATTTGTTGCTGAATATAAGTGCCCGTTCTCTGGTAGTGAACACTTGCGAAACCTTTCCTTGGATTCTTATACAGAAGAAGAGGACTACTACTGGCAAATTATTGGACACATGATTGACCCACGTGTTGAAGGCTGCTATTTTGTTTCTTTTGACCCACGGTATCCTGATGGGCATAAAGATAAGATGAAGGTATTGCTTATCAAGCGTGAGGATGTTCTTGCGGATATTGAGAAAGCAAAGGTAAAGATAGCTATATTTAATGAGGCTATCAATTCTGGTGATATTAGTAGGATTTTTTATTTGTCCTTCTGAAGATACATACCAATTCTTTCCAGCGGCATAAAACCGGTTTTGCACTAACTTTATTGGCTTATATCTTCCATCTTTCATTTTATGGCGTATCTCCCGTCCGTTATACTCGTAATTAGGAGCGTCCGGCATTGGCGTCCACCCTATGGATTCAATGGCTATAATCGCATCAGATAGGGCTTCTTTGGCTATTTTTAATTTGGATAGGGTGTCGGTCATAATTTATTTTTTTATTAATTGTTTAAGTAAATGTTCTAACCCCCTTCCGTCCTCAATATCCTTACCACTATGCCAACCGGAGTATGGCCAAAAATAAACTTTATTACCATTTTTATACTCAAAGGTTATTTTTGATGATCCAACTTCATGAGGATCAAAACCTAACTGTTTAATTTTTTTCATCGCCTTCTTAATGCGTATTGGCTCAAGAAGTGCTTGTCGTTCTATATCTAATCTTGGCATGGATTTTTACTTGGTATTTAGCATTTGTTTTGCACGGTCGATTGCCTCTTCTTTTGTTCTAACAACAAGTTCCCTTTCAAGGAGAAAACCATCAGATTTACCTCCACCCCATGTGTATTCAGTGTAATAATTACGTGATATAGGATTTGGAATAAAATAAGACTCTCCCATTTTGGGCTTCCACTTGTAATCAACCACCTTTTTATTTACGGCATCCCAATCTTTTCCGGCGGAGTGCATTGCGTCAAGAAGGGTCTGTTTTTGATTTTCGTTTGCGGGTTTAAAATTCTTTGTATAACCCCAACCACAATCAGTCATTGTTGTAAGATGATCGCCAATCCCAACAAAAGATATAATCCCGCCACTCTCGTTTGTGCTATGATAAATACATACAACACCATCATTATCAACAACAAAATCCCCATTTTTCGGAACCCACTTCTTCGTAAGTTTAAGTTTCTTTGAATCCCATTTGTATCCTTCTTTTGTAAGCCTTTCAAAAAACTTGATTCTTTCTTCTTTGTTTGCAAGGCGGATACCAAAAGAATAAAATTCTCCGTCTGTAAAAGTTTTATCACTACAAAATCCAATGTATGGTTCCGCACCATTTTTACACATTTTTTTAAAAATAAAAACAGACCCCTTGTCATTAACACAAACATCTCCGGGTTTAGTTACAAACTTTTCATCTTCGATTTTAAAAACGCTTTTTATCACTTTCTTTTGTTCATCATTCGATGCGTTCAGCATTTCTTTCACTTGTTCTTCTGTGATTGTTACCGTTTCAGAAAGCGGTTCAGATTGCTCCTTTACCCAATTATTGATTTTTTCTTTCCATACGGAGCAAGCCACATCGTGAATTTGTTTCATCTGACTTTTTAATATTTCTTTCATTTTTGTTGGTTTAAAGTGGTTAATAATTTCTTCTTTTGTGGATTTGGTGAAATTTTTTATATTATACCCACCACAAAATCCGTCTTCTAATCCTTTATTGTCAATAAATGATTTTGATTTTGAGAGGTCGTCTATTTGCTTGTAAATTTTGTTTTTAGTAAAATACAGGTTATTGTCACCTATATATTTCCAATACTCACCCTGAATCCCTTCCGGATCATCTGCCATTGCAGCAAGAGCAAGGAATAAATCAGGGTTGAATGACTCAATGCAGTATCGACAAAAGTATAAATGCTTTTTATATGTTGTAATCATCAGATCATTTTGACTAAAATTAGTGCATATATATTTTTCATCACAATTTTCCCACATTTCTGTGGTTTGATACCCCATCTTTTCCAATGGTTCTTTTAAATATTCCTTGTACTGCTCTTTAGTACACGGCATAGATACAGGAGTTATAAACATAGTTTTAAGTTTTAGTGGTTTGTTAATTAGCATTCAGTAGACATAATAATTTGAGGTTCTTCCTCATTGAATTGCTCAATGTATTCAGAAAATGGCATTTTAATAGGCTCATCTGATCCTTCTTCTATTTCATCGAGAGTTATGGTAATTGACGGAAATTTTTCTTTAGGTATTTCCTAAATATCTATTTCATCAAAGCCAGTCTCTTCTTTATAGAATGATATCGCTTCCTCTTTTGATTTTGCCATTACATAGTCAACTTCGTCGACAAGAAATAATTTTTTCATTTTATTAATTTTTAAGTGATTAATTAAAATTTGATCGGGCGGAAGGATTCGAACCTGCCCTAAGTAATTCTGAGGTTAGCCGTTTGATAACTCTATTTTTCCTTCAAATTTTTCAAATAATTTTTCATTCCATCCTGAATCATAGAGCCCTACCTCAAATTCATCTTCTCCGGCATCTAATACGACACCAGTATCTTTTTCTGTAAAAAATATTACAATACCGGTTTCTTTTCTGATTTTTAGACATGGATAGCTCGTTCCTTCAGTTCTTTTTTCTATAATTTTTGTTTTCATTTTAATGGTTTTTTATTAAACAAATTTATAGGTATTATTTAGTTTTACCAAATGTTTTTATATGTTATGTAACATATCAATACCCCAACCCCACAGAGATCATGTCATATCCTCCATAGATTTTAACGGCTTCAATTCCTGAATTTCCGATTTGGTGAATACACAGGTGTTCAAACCTAAATGTCAGCCCTTTGTATTTATATTTTACCCCAACAATCCATTCCGCCTGAAGAGGGTTAAAGTTTGCACCTATACCCTTGTTCATGTAAATTGACTGATCGAAATAGAATATCGAATAATCAGCACCTGTTCTGATCCTAAAATTACCCCTTGGAACATCCACATTCCACTCCTGCGCTCCGCATGATAAAGCAACAGGAATATTTAATTGCGTGTTATATCCACCCGGAAAGTAATCAAATGCAATGCGGGGCTTTAATTGCGAGAATGCCACGGTGGGAAGCAAAAGCAATGCGGTAAAAAAGAACTTTTTCATTTTTTACTGTTTTTTAAATTTTTCCAATCAATAACCTAATTTTTGTACAAAATATCTATAACCTCCGTATTCGCAATTTTTTAAATTTGCAAATTGCACAGCTACATGGTGATGGTTAAACCTTCCAACTTCTATATATGTTATACTATCAACAACTAACCACATTTTTTATAGTTTTAAAGTTTTTTGATTAATTTAAGAAGTTTATCTATTACAATATTCCTTCCCTCCATTCGACCCGCATTGTCTAACCTGCTTATTGCGTTAGAGATGGCATTTTTACGTTAATAACTCTTCTATTTTTATCTTCTTCTACCTCATACCCCAGTTTTCTTAGCGCGTCGCTAAACAGACACCAGCTCTCTCCGGTTGACAATACACTAACACCCTGCATAACATACGCTTTCGGATCAACCCTTTTACCATCTATCTCCCGGATGCCGACAAATATAACATATCCACCGTTTGCCTCCATTTTGCTTTTAATAATACTAAAAAAGTCGATCTCACTATCCGCCGTAATGTTTGCCTGCATACATTCGCATAACTGCTTAAAACTCTCAAACAAATCTCCTGCGTGCATTAGCTTATTGGTAAACTTCATCCGGGAATCTCCGCCAAATATGTCTACTATTACTTTCATGGTTTTTAAATTGTAAAAAGTTTTTCAATAGCCTTTTTCCCTTTTCCTTGTGATACAGTCGTCATCTGCTCACCAGACCAAACACAGGTAAAATCTTCAGGCGCATTATATTCACTTATGAAGATGGTATGCCCTTCTTTTTTCATTCGTCTACACCATTCCCAAAATTCAACATGATTAAACTTATCTTTGTATCCTGTACTACCCGCGTAAGGTGGGTCGCAATAAATTATACATGGTTTATTTAGTTTAAGGTCGGAATAGGATTTGTGGAGGAATTTTACACCATTAAGGTTGTCTGCCTGCTTGCAAATATCTGAATAAGACCGTCTTGATTGAGTTGCCTCATTTTCTATTTTCAAATCCATATCATCAGACGTTCCAGCAATATCACGGCGATAACCGCCGAACCACTTGCCGCCAAAACTAAAGGCGAAGCCAACAAACCCAGTCAAAGCCTTATCTTCATCCTTGCTGTTTTTAACACGTATATATTCTTCTTCAGACACAACATCAGGCGGTAACCACCCTTTACCTAATGCGTCAAACAAGGCTATCAGGTACTCATTACTATCACACCCAACACGATTGCCTGTCACCTTATCTAAAGAATTACACCCGCCGCAAAACGGCTCAACGTACCACTGACCTTCTTTGCGGTCTTTTAAAATGATAGGCAAAATATACTTTGCTATTCTTGCTTTTGACCCCATGTATTTCATTTTACCCTCCTCACAATTTCTTTTAAGTCAACTTTTAAGTCAACTTCCTTTCCTTCCTCGTTAACAAAATAGACTCTGTAAATAGACAATGAGAGTTCATTTTCAGCATCAACGTACATATCCACATTAATAACAGCGAGTTCTCCGGGTAGATTAGTAAAAACCTCTGTCATCCCCTCAAAACGGTCTCTTTCTGCTAAAATACACATGATAGAGTCTTTGATTGCATCGCATATGGCGTTTAACTCCTCCGGGGTAACTCTACCCATAAACGACTCGGCTATCTTCGCAATAGTCTTCTCGTGTGCGGTCAATATTGTCCCGTTAACCTCAATTTGAACACTATACTCTCCCTGAGTAGGCAGGTACTTTATCGACATTAATTTATACTCTATATCCTGCAAAAGATCTCTTAGATCCTCACGGGCTTGCTGTAATCCTGTCATCTTCCTCTATTTAAAAAATAATAATGCAACAACAACAATAAAACCCAAAAATGCAATAGCAATAGCTACGAGCATTACGGTAATCGGATTTACACAATCTTTACCCGTCAGCTCACTTATCTCTTTTGGAGTCATTATTGTAAAAAATGTTCCGTCCATATATGACAGTGCGATCACTTCACCCGCCGACATAATAACCCTTGCCGTCCATTTTCTTGTTTTAATTACGTCCCCAATATGATAGGAGTTTCCTATGCTTGAATGGGACACAATACTCATTTCGTCTTTCTCTTTCATTTTTCTACTTTTTTGCACCAAGATGGATTCCATCTCCAATCGTTTGAACATAAATATCCATTTTCATCAATAGATCCGACCTGAATAGTTTTACCTTCATAGTAATCCATTCCACTTGCCCACATTGGCTCTTCATCTGTATCTTCCGGCTTTGTTGGTATAAACCAATCCCCAACCTCCCATTTTTCTTTTTTATAGACAGATATCCACGTACCACCGCATTTTGTTTCGCCTGTTTTTACTTTAAATTTACTATCAACAAAAAATGCGCGACCTTCCAACTCAGGCTTGTCGTCCGGGGTCTCTGACGATAATATTTGAATTGCATCGTTACGTCCAAACAATTCTTTACTAATATCATCCATGTAATCGTTGTTAAACTCTCTAATAAACGCATTGTTGTCTTTTTCTTTCGGGAATACGCTGTATATCACTTCCTTTTGCTTTTCACTTGCCGCTGCAAGCATTTCTTTTACCTGATCCTCGGTGATTGTTACCGTTTCAGAAAATGGCTTAATCATATTCCAAATTTTAGTCTTCCACGTTGAGCAGGCTACCTCATAAATGTATTTCATCTGTTCTGTTGTTACCTCATAGTTTTTCATAGTTTTTTGTTTTTAAGTTAGTATTATTATTCATTACACATTGCTAATGCCGGACTTTTACGTTTACAATCACCCACTACATACGGCTGCCTCCAGCCCATACAAACAAGCCAATCACGGCTTTTACAGTTTAAAATATCAAAGCCCATGTACTTCGACGCCTCTGCTATCGAGTCAAACCGGTAGGCTTCCGAGCTGTTTCCTACTACAATTTCCCCACGACTCGGAATGTAAATATACCTTCTTTTGCCGTTCTCTTTTGTCCCCATCTGGAACATACGGTTTCTTATTGTTACCGGACTCGTATATCCATTTGGCAATTTCCTTCGGACTTCTCCGTAAAAGTTATATTCATATTTCGAAAAATCTCCTTCCGCCTCAATTCTTGCTGACTTGCCTAACGGAATCCATATATCATCCATATAGTCAAACTTTGACCCAATTAGCGATGGGTGACGCTTCATTATTTCCATAGCTTTAAGAATTTATGTATAAGTTTAATAAATCAATTTGATCCGGGGTTGCTTCAAAATAAGCGTTTGTGTCTTCTCTTCTAAATCCGCCTTCATCAATTTTATCATTAACAAAATAAGAACTACCATCACTACATAAAAGGTTGTAAGCACCAACCTCTGCATCGGGATATTTTTTTATATTTCTTAATCCTCCGAACTTCGCTATCCAATCCCACGGACATTTACCTTCCTTATCAAAAAGATAAACTTTTCCTTTAACCATTTCTTCAACTTTTACTTCCTTTCCTCGTTCGGCGAATATTTCATCAAACGATTTTCCATTAACTGATTTTTTCATAGCTTTAAGTTTTAAAAGATTATTAATTAATCATATCAAAAAATTCACCAAATGTAATTTCTTGCAGTTCGTCTTCATTAAAAAATGCTTCATTATCACAAAAGAAAAGCGCTTTCTTTTCAGATTCATAAAATAAATAATTACTTATTTCTATTGACTTACCACCGCCGTTCCATCCGCCCCCGTTTCTAAACACTTCATTTTGGACATACACGGATTGTTTTTCAGTTACGCGGATTTTAAAAGATTTAAGTTCCATAGCTTTTGTTTTAAATGTTAATATTTAGTACTCACGGACGGAATCGAACCGCCAACCGGGAAGATATAACCATTGCGCTACGTGAGCGAAAAATTATTCTTTGTTTTCTAAAAAATCTGCAAGAATTTCTATCTTACTTAAAATTGAGTCTGTTTCTTCTTTTATATATTTTTCAATTAGTTCATTTTTTATATCTTCAATATTAGTTTTTTTCTTGCATACATCTGTTATTGTATATCTATTAAAAAATTGTTCTGCGGTACTGTTAGAAATAAGATAATGCCCATCTATTTTTAATCTTTGTCCGATTTCATTTTTAGATAAATTATCAAAAAGTAAATTTATTTCTTTTGTAAACCTTTCATTTGCTCTTTCTTTAATTCTTTCCTGTAAAACATTAATTTTTTCCATTTTACTTGGTTTTAAGTTAATTTTTTTATCCTTTGAAAACCAAAGGGGGTCGTGAAACACGACATCCCTTACTATATAATTCTAATTCAGGCGCAAGTGATATTCTTACCTCTTGCCTCTTCCATTTTAATTAACCTATCTCTCATCTCTGCCAGATATTTCATACCGTCCCTTTGTTTTAAACCTGTTATAAACCCGGTTAATAACCAATAAACATCTTTTTCAAACATCTTTTTAGAACAAGACGACAACAAAGTATCAGGATTAACAGAAACTATCCTACATAATCCATCATAGTAGTATTCAACAGACAGAGTTTCTTCTTTATTAATCTCATTTATGTGAGATAAAAGTGAGTCGATTTTTTTTCTTGTTGTTTTCATTTTTAAAAAGTTTTAATGTTTCCAATTGGTCTTAAATTTCCAATAGTGTTTAATTTCTTGTGTTTTGCAACTCTTTTCTTTGCGCAATTTAGATTCAATGACTCAAAGTAAACAAGCCTTGTATCAAGTAGGCAACTTTCATTACTTGCATTTTCAGGGATCAGTTTACCGTTTACTTCTTTTAATGCTACCGAATTTTCCTTTTTTGTCTGAATTTCTATAATCTCGTCTTTTTCATAGCTATACCCAAGCAATTTTAAACCCGGCGTTCGATTATATGATCCAATCAAAAAATACTCTGTTTGCTCTTTTTGAACAAGTGATATTTCTGATTTACTCGTGGAAATCAATTGGGGTAACTCCTGTTGTATGCAAATATAAAATTTTTTTCACGAATATTTCGACCATATGTATTTTTTTTTCACGAATATAACGACTAAATGACTTTTGAATTTCACGAATATTTCGACCATATGTATTTTTTTTTCACGAATATAACGACTAAATGACTTTTGAATTTCACGAATATTTCGACTAACCTAAAAAACATATAAATGTTCTTAATATATTCGTGAATTTTTTTTGCATCTTATGAATATATTCGTGAAAAGTCGGAAAACGATACGAAAATAAGTGTTAAAATTGGGTGAAATATTCGTGCGGAAAAATGGTCAATATATTCGTGAATTTGTTGATATATTCGTGAAACCTTAATATTTTCCTATTATCGACTTAACTTACTGATTATTAACTAACTAATATATAAATATAATATAATATAAATAACAAATATATATAAACTTTTATAAATTATATTATATAGAGATATAGTATAGGATTTCACGAATATATTGACCAATTTGTGTAAAAAAAAAATGCAGATAGATCGCGTCACATGAAATTTTTATTATGAATTATAACACTTTTTATACTCTTATGTCTGATTATCATGTGTTTAACATTGAAATAGAAAATTATTCGTGAATAGATCTAACTATTTGTCACTCAAGTACTTACAAAAATCAGAAAAAAATGAATATAAAGGGGTAATTATTGATATGTGATACAATTCGTTGAAAGTATCTGTACTACAGGCAGATACGTACCTATATCTTGTTTCATCCTTTTTTAGCCTATAAAAGTGACCTAAGTAGTTTACAGACCCGGAATGATACTTTGCCCATATTTCCCGGTCAAACGGTCGCCAAAAAGGTTCCTCACTGGATTTCAAGATATCCTCCTCGTATTTTCTGGCTATTAACATTGCTTTGTAGACTTTTTGCATTGCTATTGATATAGTGTAGCCCCTATCTGAATCAGAAAGAAATAGACGTGTACCGCGCGGCGCATAATCATTTACGGGTCTGGCATCTGACAAAAGGCATGAAAATACGTAAAATTTACGAACATGACCTTTAAATCTTGGGTTGCCTACTTTTGTAGGTATAAAGGGGCAATGCACTCTGATACGCCCAAATCGCGCTTTTTGGGCGCAACAGGACACGATAAACCCCTCGGTGGTACTCCACAGCCTAAATATGGTAGAGTCGATTACAGGGGTTAAAAGTGGCATTTCTGATGGTGTGCGAAATGTTAGTTCGTACGAACCGGATAAAATTTCTTGGTGCGTCATTGGTCAATAAGTTTAAGCGTTTGCGCAAATGCGCTGTTAATCATAAAATAGGTACCTGAGCGGTCAAAGCAGCCGGTTTTGAGGGTAGTGGAATGGAAATGCACTACATTGCCGGTGACGTCTGTAATTGTCAGCAAATTGCCCTTTGTGTCTATATAGGTTTGTCCGGGTTTCATTTTAGTTTTTTTATTTTTATTTCAGAAAAGTTTAAATCCCAATTTGCACAAATTTCATTTTGCGCGAATTGTACTCCGGGTGTATATATTCCTTCTGTAATCGGTATAAATAAAATAATAATTGACCCCTTTTGAATGTAGGTATATCCGTTTGTCGTTTGCATAATTACCTGATTTTAAGTTCGTTTCACATTTGTAACTTGGTATTTCACATTTGTAAATAGCATAATTCACATTTGTGATAAGTAGGCTTGCGTAGTAAATTAGTAAGTTATCCTTAAATCCTTATAACCCCTCATTTTTAACTCTTTTTTGAGGTTTGTAAGCTGCCAAAACGGGAGCCCGGACGCCATGCATCGCCTGCCACTGTACAGGCACCCGGTAGTCGGCTTTGGTGCGTGGGACACCGGGAATTGATTAGAATATGGTCTCATTTTACCTCCTTTATTGTCCAGTTTCCTCCGTTAAGATGAGAGCTTTCCAGCTCGTTACAAAATAGATTATCACCCGCATCATCACGCATTTCAAAATGCCTACCATATCCGAGTTCCTCGTTCCAGTCAATATTTTTGATCGGATATTCTTTCCACGGGGTAATATCTAAATATTCCCCTTTCGGCGCAATTGCTACGTACTTTTTCATTTTAGTAGGTTTTAAAAAATATTTGGATTTTCCCCAATTTGAGAAAGTAGTCCTATTGCCATGTCGATTTGCATCAACTGAATAGTAAACTTTAATTTTTCACCGGGTTCAGCCCAATCGCTTATTGCATCAGACTTAATATCATCTGAAAGGTTTTTTAGCGTTTCGATAATTTCTTTCATCTTAGTAGGTTTTAATAAATTTTATATATTCTTTGAGTCGATTTTACATAACTACGATTAAGGATAGACCATGCATTCGCAACACAATGCGGAAAGTTTTTGCGGTATCGGTCATTACGTGCTTTTACTTCCCGGTTAATACTATCAAGGCTAAATCTGCCATCCACATACATAATTCCGTCAGATCCGATTAGCTCTTTACCGTCTTTGTACAACTGTAATAGTTTCATCATTGTATGTTTTAAGTTTAAATCCATAGGGCCCGAAGGCCCAGTGGTGCAATTAGTCCCAAGCTAAAATAAATTGGGTATCATAGTATATCACAAAAAAATCTTTAACAGTCTGAATATATTTATTTATATAATCAACAATATCATCAGAGGCAAGCACATTTATATCTGACAAGTCCGATAAATTTATAACCTCTGCATACTCAAATTCGTCAATAATATCCTGATCAATTGTTAACAATCCGTCAGCATCTCCAGTTGTTCCCCTTGTGGTCATGTATGTAGTTTGACCGATCATTTCTTCTAAAAGTTCTTTTGCCGTTTTCATAATTTTTGTGTTTTAAGTTTGACCCCTTTCGGGGTTTCGTCTCAATTTTCAGAGACTCTTCAGAAACTTTTTAACAAGGTAAATCTGATCTCTCAGCCCAAACTACACAATCTTTCCAATCTGGGCTATTCCTTCTTTTCAGCCCGGAAATTGCTGATTTAGCCGTTTTCCCATAGCCCTGATCAAAGGCTTTTGTGTAGCGATTTCCCGCGATGTAAGAGATGTACAATTTATCGGTTTTCATTTTTCTTAGTTTTTGTGCCCAAAGGGCTGGTTAATAGTGCTTCAAATCTAAATATTTTTTTCTTTCTGATAATATTTCTTTTATTTTTTTATCTATCCACAAATCTGGATAGGTTCCATTTTTACGAAAATCAAGCATCCGCAAGATGCTCTTATCCCACCCATTTAAGGTCTTTCCCTTCGTTTGTTTTTCAGCAAGTAGTTCAAAATATTTATCTTCATCATTTTTTTTGATAGCGCAAGTAAGTTTATTATAACACCCTGCCATTGCTGACTTTTTTATACCGTCAACCTCCCACGTGTAAATGTACCTACCATCAGATCCGCAATGCGGACAGGTTGCCGATCCACAATCTTCAATCCCAATAAACTTGTAATTTGACATTTTTCAAAATATTAATGTTAATATTATACTCTGCAAAAACCTACCTCAACCGTCCCGTCGGCATAAACGACCATCGTCCTGACCAACTTGCTGCCTGCTAATTTTGACTTGCTAACAATCGTCCTCAAGGTGCGACCCGTTGCAAAAACTTCAATTTCAATTTCTTTCATTTTCTTAGTTTTTGCGCCCAAAGGGCTGTTAGTATTAAATTCTTGCTGACGCCCCGTCAAGCGAAGACTTCCTTTCCGCAATTATTGCGGCAGTGTACAAATCAGCGGCCTCTACCTCTATTAATTCTGAGGTAAGATATCCATCCTGATATCCAGAGACAACGATTCTAAATTTTTCCATTTTTCAAAAGTTTTAAGTTAATACTATGCTCTGATTTTTACGGGCTTGCAACCGTCTAAGGCATCATTATAGCAGCGTGTAGCATGTGACACCTCATTCGTAACGCACCATTGCGCCGTCATGACACGACCGCACGCTCAGCCTTGTTTCGGCTCGTTTCGTTTTTTCCGGTCGCGACTCCGGCACGCGCGGCTGGCTCTCGGACCCAACCGCAATACAAAGATAGTCATTTTATAGGTATTTCATCATTTCCCTATATGTTTTACAACATGTTTTTGCATTTTTTTTTGGAAGATCGGGACCACATGCCAAGTCCGGTTAGCATCCGGAGGTCCGTTGCCAAAGCAGGAGGAAAAACAAGAGGGAGCAAAGTCGGAGCAGGGTAAAAACGGAAGGGGAGGGGAGTGGGTGCTTACCCTTTTGCTGGAAAAGAGAGGCGCGTAGTCACAGTCAAAAAAAAATCCAGCAAAATTGTGAAAAAGTGATTTTTGGTTAATCCGCCATTTTACCCAAAAGTGATTTTTATTCAAAAAAGTTTACAAATGTGAAATTGTTATTATCTTTGCGTAAACATAAAAAACTTTTTACTATGGCTAATTTACATGAAAAGTTACAATCACAGTGTCATATTTGGCTTCATAATGAGTATCCACAAACAAGAGGTTTAGCACATGCTAACTTCAACGGCCTACCTTTAGCCTTAGAGGGTATGCTTCCTGTAAATTTAAAGATACGTATCATGTCAACCCTGAAAGCTGTTGGGTTGGTAAAAGGAGTTTTGGATTATCAATTTTACTGGCAGGGTAGGCTTTTCTCTTTTGATTTTAAGGTGGGAAATGACAGGTTGTCAAAAGAGCAATTGGAATATATTCGGGTATTGACTTTAAATGGCGGTGCGGGAATGGAGATCAGGTCACTTGAGCAGTTCCAGACTGAAATAGAGTATGTTTTGAAACATGGTTGTTTGACTACGGAAGAGGAAATTATGTAATAATGGAAGATGAAGTTGCAATAGTAGGTAATGGTTTTATTGCGTTGGATGATGCAAGGGAGAACTATTGCCGTCTTATTGTTGCAAGAGCGGGGATAGTTGCTGCGTATAAGCAGGCAATAAACCCAAGAGTGTCGGATGATGAGGCGATGAATCTGGGTACAAATCTGGCAAGGGTTGCGGAGGTGTCTGCAAGGATAACCAAGTTAGAGGAAGACAGGTTGTTGGTAAGGAATGTTACCAAGGACTCGCTTGTTGCGGACATTGCAAGGATGTACAGGGTGAATGCGTGTGATTACTTTACTAATGATTGGCAGCTAAAAAGTCAGTGTTTGTGGACGGAGTCAATGAGAATGGCGTGTGGAGGTATAGAGCAGACCAAGTTTGGGTGGAAGTTAGAGTTGTACGGTAAAGATGTGATTATAGACAAAATATCCCGTATGCTTGGTTTTGATGCGCCAAAACAGTCAGAGATATCGTTGGTAAACAACGTGAAGTCAATGAGTGATGCGGACTTAATGCAGATTGCGGCGGAGGATGTTGAATTTGAAGATGTAAGTGATGGAAGAGGATAGCAGGAAGATTTTAGAAAGAAAGGCTGAAGCAAAACTTGAATTGATGCGAAGAGCGGCGAAGAAAGGGGACTTCTGGTCTTACTGCCTGTATATGGACTATCCATTCTTTAATAAGCGCAAATCGGTTCTTAAGCCTGTTTCGGACTTATTACAAAAGGTATATGAAGCGTATAAGGTTGGGGAGGTTATATGTATAGCGATTTCTTTGCCGCCGAGGACGGGTAAGAGTTATATTATTTCTTTATTTTCCTCTTTTATGCTGGGTCACTGGCCGACTAAGTCTATAATGAGAAACTCGTGTACGTCTACATTGTACGAAAAGTTATCGAAGGATGTGAGGACGCTCGTGGCTTGTGCAAAATGGAAAGATATGTTTGGTGTTCCGTTGGAGACTAAGGGTGTTAAATCTTGGGCGTTAAAAGGGGCAGAGCAGGGTACGAGTTATTATGGGGCTGGTGTTGGAGGTACTATTATCGGTATTGGCGCATCCATGCTGGATATAAGTGATGACTTGTATAAAGGATGGGAGGAAGCAAGTTCTGACACGATCAATGATAAGACTATTTCATGGGCGGACGGTAATAGGGGGTCTCGTCAGGAGTTGGGTTGCTGCCGTATAGATATTGGCACAAGATGGAGAAAGAGGGATGTTATAGGAACGAATGAAGAGCGTGGGATATACGGAGAGAATATTATCCGTATCCCGGCATTGGTTGATGGAAAGTCATTTTGCGAAGCGGTGCAGTCTACTGAGCATTATTTACGGGAAAAGCAAAATATTGCACAGGAGATTTGGGAATCTGAGTATATGCAGAACCCGATAGACATTAAGGGGCGATTGTTTTCGTATGATGATATTCAGTGGTTTGATGATCTTCCTGACAATGATGTTTCGGCTAATTTTGGTGTTTGTGACTCGGCAGATACCGGTAGGGATAACCTTTCTTTTCCTATGTGTAAAAAAATAAGGGATAAGTATTATATTTACGACTGGATTTTTACTGTTGAAAATATGGATATTACGGAGCCATTGATTCAGGGGTCAATCCAGACTAATTCACTACAACACGTAAGATTTGAGAGCAATAATGGCGGTAAGCAATTCGCAAAAGATGTGGCAAAAAGAACTCCCGGATGCAGTATTACATGGAGGCAGACTACGCAAAATAAGGAAACGAGAATATTAATGGATGCAGTGTGGATAAAGCAGAATATGGTTTTTAGAAAACAAAGAATAGACAAGGATGGCAACCCGATACATGATGAATACCATAAAGCGATGCAGCAGGTGTTATCCTATATAAAGGGTGTAACAAATCAAAAAGACGATGCTCCAGACTCACTGAGTATGTTGAGAAGATTTATTGAGGAGTTGGGGCTGAATAGAACATCAAGTATAGAAGAGGAGTGGGAGAGCATTCCGGTAGAGTTAAGTAATATTAGGGCGTAAAAAGCAATATTAGGGCGTAAAAGTAATATTAGGGCGTAAAAGCAAAAAACTATGAACATACAAGAAATTGAGCAATTATCTCTTTCAGATCAAATGTACCTGTTAAAACAAAACGGGAACAAGGTAAATCTAAGTAAAATAAAGAAAAATATAGCCTTCTATGAAGGGAAACATCCGATATTGTATGATCCGGATATGGATGATTTTTGGGTAGATGAAGAAAGGATTGGCCAGGATGGGAAGGTTGTCAGGAATGGGA